ATTGTTTTATATGCAACAGTTTTATCTAGAAAATTTGCCATGTATGATTCTTATTTAGGAAGAGCCTTTTTGGCTATACTTATTATTTCATTAACTTATTTTAATACATGGTTTGGAATTGTTGCTGTATTTGCGACAATTGCTATATTTGGCTTCTCCACCGTAGAGCCCTTTGTAAATGAAAATAAGTTGTTTGAACAACAAAACCACCTTCAAAAAAGAGTATATTATGTTCCTAAAAGAAGTGCAGAGCCGATTCCGCAAAATGATACAGATTATGTACCTTTAAATCCGATGCAGTCTAAGGCCGGTGCTATACAACCATCACAGCCCGCAAATGTTGTTACGTCAAACCATGCGCCCAAACCAAAAAGTACTGGCAATAATTACCAACATATATTGCGCATCCAGGAAATGGTAAGACCGAAATCATCAAAGAGTATGCCATCAACTTGTAACAATAATGCGGTGGGGGACCCTCAATCCAACTGGCCCGACAATCATGCGTTTAAGAACCCCTATTCTCTCGCGGAGAAATAATTTAATATAAAATAATTTTTTATCGTATAAGAATATATGAATAAAAAATTATTTATGCGTAATCCAATGGTTATACCATGGGTTCTAATAATTCTGATATGGATTGTAGTTATTTATAATAAATTTATCAAATATAGCAAATATAGCAAAACCCAAGAAAATTTTACACCTGGATTGCGTGCCATGTATAATCCGCATATAAGAAATATGCGCGTTTATACAACAACAACATATAACAATGTATGGAATAAGGCGAATGTTTTATTATCCAAATTTGGAATTATATAGCCAATTAAATTACAACTAATATTTTTTTATATACATAATATATGCCCAAAAAGGCTTCCATGCCAAAAAAAAATATAGTTTCTGGACCCTTTGGTGTCCCTATGAATGCAACTGCGCCGTCCGAAGTACATAGCAGTTTTTTAACCAATCCTTTCGGGTTTATCCATGACCATATCGGTTTTTTAAATAATAGCAAATTTTTTGCAGGTATTGTCATGATTTTACTCAACGTCGGTTCCAAAGTTATTTCTATTCAGTTTAGTAAATCTACCGAGGAATATTTCAAATCATCATTGACACGACAAATCCTTATATTTGCGATGGCATGGATGGGCACTCGTGACATTTATGTTGCACTCGCATTAACGGCGATTTTTGTTGTATTATCTGACCATTTGTTTAATGAAGAAAGTGATTATTGCGTAGTCCCACATCATTATCGCATCTTACACAAATTAGCAGATACAAATGGCGACGGATTAGTTAGTGATTCAGAATTAAATACCGCTATTTTGACTTTAGAAAAAGCCAAACGAGAAAAGCAGCGCAAAATGCAAAAAGAGGCATTTTCAAAATTTACTTACGAAGTGATAGATAAAAACGCATAATCGTTTTTGTTAATTCATTGTCTAATTGTTTGTCTAATTGATTGTAAAACGATATTCTATTAAAGGAAAAATATTCTTAATGTATAATATGTCAGCTAACATAACCATACCAAATACATTAACAATATTTATTAATACGCGAATCCGCGGCTATCCCAAAATAAAATATTCGCCGTCTATGACCGTTCCTCGTACCAAAAGTGAAACGGTGTATTTTGACCCATTGGTAAAATTAAATTCATCCATTATCAACTATATTCCGTCCGGTCATCCCCCATCCGAAAAATTCACACAATTTTTCAACAAAAATGAATTTACCGGATTAGTTAATCGTACGATTTCTTCTACACACCAAAAAAAAATTGGCTTGGTAGAAGCAACAAATGCTGGTTATGTAGATAATAATATTGAACTTATTTTAAATACGCTTTTTTCATCAAATGGTCCGTTTTATATACGGGACCAACCATTTACGATTTACAGTAAATCCTGGTCCGAAGGTGACTGGCGCATTGATACCAAGAAATTTGAAAGTCGGCTATCATATTCAACATATGGAATGGGAATGGGTTCTACTATGCCTCAAATACAACAAACCGACGCAGAAAGCCAACTTATCGCATTTAAAAAAACATATCCGCCGGACATTTTAAATGGGTATTCTACAGGAGAAAAATATTCCAACTTTGCGGATACTCTTACAAATACGGTAGCAAAAGGAATTAATGTGTCTGGACCGGTGTCTATACCTCTACCGGTTACTCCAGAAGAACAAAAGAAATCGCAAGAAATACAACAAAATAATTATTTGAATTATTTAAATACAAATATTCCAAATAGTTTTTACAGCTTGGTTGGGCGAGATATAGTTGAACAAAATGCTATAAATGTAAATACAAATATACGAAATATTCCAAGCGACCCAATGTCGTTGAGTATTTTGTATTCTATAAATCAAAATTACAGCGATGATATACAATTGAATCCTGCTGTATTACAACCGTTATATGATTCGTATATAAATGCCGGGCGGGAATATAATGAGGCCAATAATAAATTTACAAAAGTAATGGGAACGCAACTTCCTACAATTACGGTACAAAGTATTAATACTAGTTCTACAACAAATGCAACTCCAAATTCAAATGCGGCACCAGACGATATAAATATTGAAAATGTAAAAAATACAATGGAGCAAAAAAAACAATACGATGATGCTTCAACAAAATTATATGATTTAATTGTGCAGTATAAACAGGCAAATTATTCATTAGATAAAATTTTGGGGACTGCGAATTTAAAAGAAGAATTATTAGGAGCAATAAATACCCTAATAGATTATAGAAAACAGTTCATAAAAGTAATACTTATTACCATGAAACTACTTATGAATAAAATAAATAAAATGGAAATTTATATTACACAAATGGTACTATTTTTTCAAAGTCTTCTTAAAATAAAATTAGAAAATTTAAAAACCCAAGAACTAACACCAGTGGATATTTCATTTCAATCTTATTTGATAAATTTGCTTTTTAACTTTGATATAAATTGTTACCAGGCTTTATTTCAAAACCCGGATATTATACAATATATTACAAAGTTAAAGAATGTAATAAAAAGAGTCGGTGTAGAAATAAATAAAATTCTTCTTATACAAATTAATTTTAAAGAGGAATTGACAAATTACTATGATTATCCTCAATTGTTACTTATTAAAAAAACAGAATTTGATATTTATGTATATAATGTAATTGAGTTAAATGAAAAATTTGAATCCCTTGTTTGGGAAAGTATTAAAAACAGTAGTGTTATATTTTTAGAATCTGTTAAAAATGATACTAGTCAAAAGATTACCGAAATACAACATAGGATGACTACTTACGCAAGGTTCTCGCAAGCTGATAGAAATGTGGTGGATTCTTTTATGGCGAATCAAGATGAAAATACGCCTATAAAAGCACAAGAAACCTTATTTTTTGATTCGCGACAAACAAAGACTACTAAATCAGCAATAAGGTATTATTTACTTTTACAAAATACAATTATTTGGGCGTATGATTTAATAACTTTATATTCTAGAATTTCTGTTATTGTATTTGCGCGTGAAGTTGCATACGTAACAAGTCAAAAAAATTTAAACAAAGTACTTATTAAAAAATATGGTGAATATGGGTGGCAAAATTATTATGATTTTATTTTTGATGATATATCTATTATTGCCATTTTAAACCAGTCCCCTCCTCTTTTTTGGAGCATTGCAGATTATTCAGATATTACAATACCAGCAAAAATAGCACAAAATAACGCCATGCTTGAAACAGAAGAAGAAACACAAGTTCAATTGGATAGTACAATTACAGCATTAGAAAAAAAATATACGACGGGTCTGGATTTGTTGATTCCTCAAATATCTGCGCTAGGAATGCATCAACAATGCATTCAAATAAGAACACCTACACAACCACCCATTGTTCCACCACCAATTGACAACCGTAAAAAAAATTTTTTAGTTTCTCGGAATTCTAAATATAATGATAAGGTTACAAATGAATTTAGACAGCAATTAGCTTCTTTTTATTATGATGGTATAAATGATACTGTATTGGATCCAATAAAAGAAAATGATTTGGATAATCTGTTGGATGAATGGGAAATATTTGGTGATTCAAGCCCAGAAAATAGTTTATTTACGTGTCTAGCGATTGCATTGAATACGGGACTAATCAGTGCAAATAGTACTACGAATAATCCATATTCGGAAAATGGTCTATATTCTACTACTTCTTTACGAGCGGCGGTTGCAGAAAATATTACGATTCCAGAAATAAATTATTTAGTAAGGGCAGGTGCGGCAACTGTGAATTATAATTCAAATGACCAAGAACGTATTCCATATAATTTTTTATTTAATGAGAATAACCAGTTTATTGGAAATGAACCAAATCTTGAAGCACTCGTTCGCGCCGCAATTCGTTTAGAGCCAAATCAAGGTGGAAAATATTATGGGAATAATATCACGATTCGCATATTGGAAAATGTTTTTAAAGTTAAATTTATTACTCTTCAACGTCTAGATTTTCAGTCAAGAAGTGAATTATTACAGAATGGTGATTTTGTCACTTTTAGAAATACGTATGGTGCCGAAATTTCTGGTACTATTGTTTCAAGAACTGGAATTGCAAGAAATTCAGGAAATGCAAGAAATTCAGTAAATACAGGAAATATAAATAATCAATATAGTTATGGTGTTTTACTCGACGACTATACGGTTGAACAAATTACAAACAACCAAATTAACGATATAAAAAACCCATATTATACAGCTGTTTGTGGGGATTCAGTACAAAATTTAGATTCAGCAAATGAATTTACACATTATGCAATATTAATAGAAGATGGAAATAATGTTGCCATTAATAAGTATTATGTCGCATTTAATTCAAAAATAAAAAATTGTATATTTATAGCAAAACCTCCAAGTGTTAGTGGGTTTGTTGCTGCGGCTGGGGCTGCACCTCCGGTAGCACCCGCACTTAATGAATTACCATTGTATATATATTATATAATTTTCAAGGGGTGTTTTCGTTCTAGAATACTTGTTCCAAATAATAATGATTTTGTGGATAATAATATTAACATCTGGTATTTCCGTAATGAACGTTTTCGGCAAATGATAACAGTATTATATAACAAATTTAATATTATGATTGACAGAAAACGACGGCGCGCTGCATTGCGCAACCAAAGCGGCGGATCTTCTATACAACATGGAGGTTCTTCTAAAACACCTGTGCTAACTGTGCCAAATAAAAATTTATACATGGATATAAATAATATGGGTATTCTAAATAGCGATTATGGCGATTCCAAGTTGTCTTATTATGTCGTTATTGATTTGGAGTTATATCCAGGAAATTCAATTCCGATAGGAGAGAAAGCCGTGTTAGGTTGTCAATCCAGATATGAAAAAATTCGGCAGGCATATGCGCAATTATTTGGAATTCAGTATCAACCGAATGAATTTTTACGTTCTGGATTTGTTGCGCCAAATGCAAATGCAAAGCAAAAAAATAAAAAATAAAAAATAAAAAATAAAAAATAATTATATTCTAGAATTTTATATAATTTATCTTATAAACTTTTTACAAGATAAACTGTTTCAAGATATACTGTTTTACCATGCGGTGATATCTGCATTATAACCATTTAATAACTCTTCAGTATATACCGCAGGAATGCACTCAAAATCCACCATTATTTTATTATTCTTGAATTTATCATAAGCATTTTCGCTCTTCAACTTTTCTTGAAAATAATGTGGGTTTTGGTAACATTTTAGTGTTGTTTTTGGCCCGCACTTTTTAAATATGGACGGAATATTATCACTTATATCACCCATAATAATTTTACAAAATAGATTCGCTCGTGCATCACCAAAACTGCTTTTTTGTTCTGCCAAATTTTTATAATTCAAATCAAATATTTTTACATTTGGTCCAATCAACTGTAAATAGTCCTTGTCGCTCGTAATAATGTATATTTGCAAAGTGGGGTCATCTTTGTATTTTTTTAACAAATACCGTGTAGAAATGGCTATACAATCATCGGCTTCCAATTTGTCATGCAACATAATTGTACTTGCACCACCTTGTGTAAATAAATCATCTTCATACACTTTTTTGAAAAAGGGTCCGCATCCCGAATCATTTTTCCGATTAGCTTTGTATTTTTCTTGATGTTCATTTCTCCAAATATTTTCTCTTTTGCAGTCCTTTCCTACAATCATTTTAAAATTATGGTTATCCTTTTTGAACCCAAGTTTTTGCGGAATATCCTTTACGGTTTCAACAAATGTTTTGACAAATTTGTCGCGAAATAATGTATTTTCATATGGATTTAACAATACATCGGCTTCTTCCGGATGAGCGTTCTTCCACCAGCGAACAATAGAATAATACCGGTGAAAACAGAAATAACTTCCGTCAATAAAGATAAATGATTTTTTTAACGGAATTTGGTCCGTCATTTTTTTAGGTGTAATATGGAGGTATAATAATTTTAATATTATACTTCAATTTTTATCCACGGATTAATTTATCGGGTTTTAACCAGATTTAACAAGTTTTAACCATTATTGATTAATTCCATGCCGGTATTTTCAATAGCCTTATTATCAGAAATTAAATCAGTTACTTTATTCATTACAAAATTTAATGGATGTTTTATGTTGTCATATACTTCTTCAATAAAGTCAATATGACTGCTCATTTTTTTACAATCCGTTTCTAATAGTGCAAGTATTTTATCCAATTTTTCATTGATTACTTTCATTTCTTTTTCTATATTTTCTATTTTGGTATTCAAGTCCATTTTTAAAATAAAATAAAGTATATTATGTGAAATGATATATTTTTGTGCAAAATAACTAATCAAAATAATTATAACCATGTTCAATAATATTATCGGAATAATTATTATTAATCCTCTTTTTTGAGGTGTCTAATAAAAACATTATTTTATCCAATTTTTCATTCATTATTTTTATATTTTGTTTATCATCTGATATTATTTTATCTAAATCAATATTTATATTTTTTATATCTGTTTCAATATGTTGTAATTTTTTGATTATAGTTTGTATGTCCAATTTTACCTATAAAACAATATTATATTATATTATTGTTAGATATGATATATTTTTGTGTAAAATAACTAATTAAAATGGAAAATAATAAAGAAGACGCTCCCCAAAACCCGGCTCCTGCCGTTTTATAATACAAATCTAAACTAGTCCCGAATACTTTCATTCTATAAATAAAAATATCTATCATAAATCCTAAAGTAAATGCTAATATGCTATATTTTACTAATTCTGCATTCGTATTTGGAATAAAAAAACCGAAGAATACCTTGGAAAACCCCATGACAACCAATAATGCAACAATAATTGTTATGCCTGCATATGCGGCCGATTCTAAAATAGATTTATTTGCAAAATACGATTTTAATGTCGGCACAAGGTTTGTTACATTCAACACAATATCGGAAATAAATCCGACGATAAAGTTTAAAACAATAAAAATAAATACATTCATTCCTATAACATATTTACATACAATATATTTTTTGTGGGTTCAAAACGCTGAAAAAAAGCACTATTAAGTGTTATCATGCTATTTGCAGCCGTTTCCAAAAATATAAAAAATAAAATAAATTCTCAGTCATGTATATCTTTTTTGTTTTTAAAAGTTTTTTTGGCCAATCAAATTTGGACATTTTTTTTGTCCTTTTTTTTCTGGCCAAAAAAACTTTTAAAGTAAAAAAATGCATGTTTTGGACATTTTTGGATTTACAGCATATTGCTCTTAATCCGGATTTCTTTTTGAAAATATGTGACGGATAAGTTTTTTAATATTTATTGGGAAAAGGTTTAGGAACTTTTGTCTTCGTATATTAAAACGAAGAATGGCGAATAAATTAAGTTCCGAAAGTTCTAAAAAGTTCCATTGTACAAATTGTGATTATACTACTAGCAGACTTAGTCAATATACACGGCATCTTTTGACACCAAAACATCAGAATACGATAAATACGAATAAAACGACGATAACAAAAAGTTCGCTAGTTCCAAACCGTTATACATGTGATTGTGGTAAAGAATATAAACATCAATCAAGTTTATGGAATCATAAACAAGCCTGTAATTGGAAACCTGAAATAGAATGCACCATTATAAAACAAGAAATACTTCCAGTAACAGATGCATCCAACAACATAATATCAGGCGAACTTGTCATAGAACTGTTGAAACAAAACAATGAATTCAGAGAATTGCTGAAAGAACAAAATAAGCAAATGATGGAACAGAATAAATATTTTATTGACAATCAAAATAAGCAAATGATGGAACTGGTCAGTAAAGGTATTGGAAACACAACAAACATGAATTGTAATAATACAACAAAAAATAAATTTAATTTAAATATATTTTTAAATGAGCAGTGCAAAGATGCTATGAATATTATGGATTTCGTAAATTCTTTACAGCTAAAATTATCAGATTTAGAAAGAGTGGGAGAACTCGGTTACGTGAAAGGAATCAGTCACATTGTAGTGAATAAATTAAAAGACTTGGATGTTTGCAAGCGGCCGATTCATTGCAGCGATTTAAAACGTGAAACCATGTACGTGAAAGACGAAAATGCCTGGGAAAAAGAGAATGGAAAAAATGAAAAAATTACTAAAATGATTAAACATGTTGCGCACAAAAATCAGCGGCAGATAAATGAATGGCGACAAGAGAACCCAGAGCATAAAAACCCCGAATCTGTTAAATGCGATAAGTATTTGGCAATCGTGAATCAATCCATGGGGGGCTCCACAGAGGACGATGATATAAATAATTATAATAAAATAATCAAGAACATCGCAAAAGAGGTTATCATTGATAGAGACCCGGAATAAAATTACATAAACAGTTTCAAGTGAAATATTTCACATAATATTGCATTCGCCACATTTATAAAGTCATTTTTGCACAATGTCATACTAATTCCGTTTGCCATAGTTATCGCTACTTGTATTTTAATAAAATCCTCATTGACTTTGATATTATACTTTTTTATGGTTGATTCGGATAAAAAATCATTAAATCGTTTGAAAAATTCATAAATCTGAATTTGATTCGCCACATTTTTACTATGTATGGTTTCTTGTAATATAATCGCAATAATAACAATAAGTCTAGTATAATCTTCTATTGGTAATACATTTTTCAAATCGGGTGGGTCCAATAATACTTTTACTAATTTTTCCGCCATTTCTCTCGTATCACATGTCATCATCTCCGATGCAATCTCAATCATTATTAATTTTGTATTTTCACTTGTTCTTGTAACGATTCCAAAATCAATTGGGGCAATTTGATATTTTATAGTTCCGTTAGTATCCGGTTGTTTAATAAATAAAATATTTCCACTATGCATATCACCATGGCTGATTCCACCCATAAAGGAGGTTATAAATCCATATTTTAAAACTTGTTTTGCGAAGATTTCATAATCTGCTTTATCTACTTTTGAAAGATGTACGCCGTCAATATATTCCATCATAATAGCATCAGGATACATATTTGTGACTTCTTCATTGACAATTGGTATTTTAATATATTCCAGATGCTTACACTTTTCTCTCATTTCTTGTGTATTTTTAACTTCTTCGCTAAAATTCAATTGTTGTATCATGATGTCCAATGTTTTTTTAATAGTAAAAGGAATATTCATGGAATTATATATTGGGATAAATGATAACAAATATAGAACACAATGGAATCTTTTTATTGCATAATCTAATTTCTCTGCAATATATTTTCTTTTTATTTTTATTATTACATATGGATTCTCCTGCGATTCATTCGGTAAAAAAACCGTTTTTTTTGCTTTATACACGAGGGAAATCATTCCTGCGTTGATTGGACTGTTTTTATCTATTTGCAATGTATGTCGGTATTGTAATTTTTCCAAAAGTAAATAATCAATGTCTTCTTTACAATATGGTACATTATCTGCAAAAGTAAGTAATTCTGAATTTATATTATCGTCAATAAAATTATTATTCATGGCAATGGCTTGAAAGAATTTTACATACATTATATTTTTTTCTGCTAGACGATGACTTAATGCGCGAATAAAATGCACATATGTAATCAAATTTATTTTGTATTTAAAATATTCACTGGCAAAAATCCAACCCATACTAAAAATAAATTCAGCATTTGTAAAAAATTTGACTATTTTTTTTTTGAATGAATTCATAATCAAATATAATATTATATTTTTAATATTATATTTTGTATAATTTTATAATTTTTTCTAACATTTTTCTAACATTTTTCTAACACGTTTCTATAAATTTTTTAATTCGCGTGAATATTTTATAAAATATTTGAATTGACGTTTTTTCAATGAACACTGGAATATCAAATTTATTATTCAGTTCCATATTTATAATTAATTTTACAGTACCTGGAGTTGATAATATAAATTTCATTACCAAATTATCCAATGGTAGCATAGAATAATCACCACTTGTTACCAATTCTAATTCTACATCCATGTTATTTGTTACACAAGGAACCGTTTTAAACTCAATATACTCCTGGAATTCTGTTCGCTTAATATTCAAGTGTGCGGCCATTTGTGATAATCCAAATTCCTTAAAAAAATGTTTATACAAAATAAAAATACTGGCAATCGTAGAGTTTTTTTCTACGTGACACGTATTATATATATTCATTTTCTCAATAATATCCTTGTTTAATTCTTGCAATAAATATAAGGATGGAAAATCTATTAGTTTTTTCATGTCTATTTTATCATTTTTAAATTCCATTTCAATATTATATTGATTCGGTTCTCT